TACCGCCAGCAATCGTAAGCGGACCGACGCTCAGCCCGACTGACGATGAGTAGGTGATAGTGAACTGTTCGCGTTCTACGAAACAGTTGTCGTTCGTAATCGTGATGTCTTGGAGTCCGACTCCCGGACCATAGCCAATCTTGAAGTCGCGGACTTCAATAATCGGTGTGAAGTACGGATTGACGATGATTTGCCCCATCCGGTTCGGGCGATACTTGCCCGACTCCGTGTTGATGGTGGCGTTCAGCGTTCCGTAGATTCCCATCGTGTAGAGGTCAGCCTTCGCACTCGCAGCGACGATGATTTCCTGTAGTGCGCGGTCTTGTACCGATGCCGAGGCATTGGGAATCAGGTTCGTGAAGTCAATCGCAGCACAAGTCGGCGAGAACTTGACCTCGGAAACAGTTACATAAGGCTCTACGCGCCCACCCTGTAGGGCATACGAGGCAGTTGCGGACACTTGTTACTCCTGACTTTCGCCATCCGAGGATACTTCATCGTATTCCGGCGTAAGTGACGTGCCATCGCACCGACCACAGTGGTCGCGATACAGAGCCATAAATCCGCAGTTGTTACAGCGGTATCCGCGAGCGCGACGGAATGTAGTACCAGCCACGGCGAAATCTCCTGACGCTTTCAGCAGTTGTCCGGCTGCGCCTTCCACATGGAAAGTGCCATCCTTGCTGCGAGGAATGACGCGACCACCGACCTCAACTTCTTTGAGTCCGTTATCTGAGCCAACTAAACGCATTTCTTCTCCCTTGCGTAAAAGCGGTCTGCCGGTGGGGAAGTAACCGACAGACCGCTTCTACAACTCACCGGATTACTCCGGCGACTTCGTTCGCCTAGACAGCGATGTTCGTGATGGCACCAGACCAAGCCGGAGCGCGGAAGGCAAGCGTACCGTACTGGTACGTCGAGATGTCCCACGACAACTGAATCTGAGGCCATTCGAGGACAATCATGTCCTGAACATTGACAGCCTGAACAGTCTCGCTCACGCCACTGTCCGGGAAGGGCAGGGTCTTCGAGTGGACAAGAGCAGTACCAGCCGGCATGTAGGGGTGCGCGACCAGTTCCACCATCTTGCCCGTGACCTCGTTCTGGAGAGCGTTCACGATGCTACCGACAGCCACTCCGTCCGCGCCCAAGGTGTAGTTGAGGCGGTATCCGGTGGGGTTGGCTTGCTGCTGAATGCTGTCCGCGAGCGACTTACGCACCGCACCACTGGTCAGAATCATGTCGGGGTCACCGATGACTGACGTGTAGAGGTTGTAGAACAGCGTCTGGAAGTCCGAGCCAGGAATCGTGGTGGACAACTTGCCGTTCAGAGCAATCGTGGAACCAGCGTTCGCACCAGTCAGAGTGCTGACGTAGCCATCGTAACCAAGGCTGTTACCCGAGCCGTTGTCGGCAGAGGTCGAAGGCAAGGCAGAGACAGTGCTGAAAGTGGTCGGGGCAGTGCCGTTCGTGTAAACAGTCGTTCCCTTGTAGAAGGTACCGCCGACAGTGACGTAGATGTTCACAGCCAGCGTTCCCGTAGGCACACCAGTAAGGCTGTTCAACTTGACGCTCTGACCAGCGGTGGCGTTCGTGACGCTACCAGCCGAGAACGCCTGTGACTCACCAAGCGATGACGAGAAGGTGACAATAACAGCCGACGAAGAGGTAGCCGGAAGACCCGAGCCACTCACAGTCGTGTCGTTGGCAGCCGTAGCCGAGGCACTCGAAATGCTCAGGACACTGCTACGAGCGTTGAGCATGTTGCGCTCTTCGCCGAGCATGTGCGCCCAGAGAGCCGAGGTGTGCGACAACTGACGGAGGTCGGTGTATCCCTGACCAGCGAACTGCGCCGTGAGGTCAACAGAGTCCGAGACACCCTGATTGACGTGCGACAGCACAATCTTGTCCGCAGCGTAGGAAATCTTGCTCGGTCGGTTCAGCGAAACACTGCCGAAAGTCGCCGAAGTACCAGTCGGATTGAAGAAGGTACTCATGTTGGCAACGCCACCAGTGTTCGAGTTGGTCACACCCAAGATGCGACGGAACTCGTAAGCCTGACCGATGCCACCGATGCGCGGAGTCATGTTGCGAAGCGTGAAGTTACGCGGAACAAGCAGAGCCAGCGCAGGGTCGAGGTCGTAAGGCACCAGACCAGTAACGCCAGAAGTGCTGTTGTTCAGCGGATTCGTCAGCGTCCAGTTCGGCGAAGCCTTCGTGATGTCCTCAACACGGGCGAGTGCGCTCTGAATGTCGGCAACCTGCTCAGGCGACATACCCTTCGTGATTGACTCACGGAGTTCGCCCATGCGGTCAGCGACAGTCTCGCGCTTACGGACAATGGAGCCAGTCCACTCGTACGAGCCAGCAGCAGTGCGCGTGTGGCAAGCGGAGAGAGCAGACTTGTAAGCCTCGAAACGCTCGACGCGCTTCTCAGCAGGAAGACCTCCGAAAAGGTCGTCAATGGATGGGGCAGTGAAAGCCACTTTGTTTCCTTATTGGTAGAAGTTAGCCACGAAGAATCCGCATAGCATCGGCTTCCATTTCGGTAGCCTTCGTGATGTACGCAGCCTTAGTGGTGGGGTCGGTGAGTCCGTCAGCAATAGCGCGGTAGCGAGCCGCCTCTGCCTTCATCCTCTCTGCATCGGCAGACTTGGCTGCCTGTGCGTGGGTCGCCCGAAGAACGGGACCACCCGGAGTCGCCATTTCGCGCACTTCGTCAAGAGCAGCCTTTAGCACCGTGATGCTCTCCTGCTGTTCTTTCAAAGTCGCCTTGTAAGTGGCGATTTCCTCATCCACGCCGAGAGCCTTGCGGATTTCAGCGCGGAGTTCGGTCTTGTCAGCGTCGCTAGCCTCTTCCGAGGTCACGCGCTTGATGAGGTCGGCAGAGACACCCAAGCCAATGTATGCCATTGTGTCGCCTCCGTAGGTCATCGAACTTTGTGGAAACGGGAAGTCCGTTTCGTTTTCCTGTGCTTCATGTTGCCACCAGTTCAGGAATGTGTCAAGAGCCTGTAGCAAGTTCTTCACATCGGCGATTTCGTTCTCTTCGCCGTTAGCCAGTTCGTCAAGTTCAGCCTTCAGGAGATTCACAAGCGACTGGCGCACCGAGGACAGGTCAGCCGAGTTGTGTTCCATTTTCTCAACATCGGCAGAGAGATTCTTAGAGGAACGATTGACCTGAATCACATCGTTTCCATCAAACTTTTGCGAACCGAGGTATCCTCCACCAACGCGGTCAAACTGTGCCGTGACTGAGCCATCCGAATTCTTCTGCGCGGAAGTAACCACTCCAGGCTGCCTAAGAACGCCCACATTCCTGACTCTGTCGCCAGTTTGTAGGTGCTGTGCCAGCATCGGACCCGAGTATGCCCTGTTTCCGGGATTGTCCTTACCGACTGTCGCGCTCAAACCACTTTCCGCGAAACGACCCAGTTCGTCGCGAGGCTGGTCTTTCTCAATGTCAGCCTTGACTGCTTTCTTGTCTCGGTAATCAAAGATGTCGCCTTCGGCACTTACGCCGAGCGCACCGGCACTAGCGAAAAGGGCAGTAGCACCTCTACCACCGTCATCTCCAGATTTCGCAATCGCTGCACGAGCGCGGTTGTGAGCGTCCGCAGCGTCTCGGTGAATCTGAGCCTCTTCGTGATAGTTCTGGTCTTCCAACTGATTAGCAGCGTCACGGTGCGCCTCGGCAACAACTTGATGCTCAAATGCTGTTCCAGTGCCTCCGGCGATGCTGTTCAAAGCAACATCTTCGGCAGAACCGGAAGTGAAGCGTCCGTGGCCATCGCGAGCCTGTTCGGGGTCAAACTTGCGGACATCGGCACCGACAGCCTTTACGCCTTCGTCTTCTGCCTTGCCATCGTGGTCTTGGTGGGCGCGAGAGTTACGCTGGTCGGCTGCTTCAGGGAACTCCTGCTTCACTCCCTTGCCGTCGCAAA